TAAAATATGGATGATATAAGAAGATTAGCTGATAAAATTATAAGTGATTTTAATTTAACTGTTAAAGATAGAACAGATGAATTATTAAAATTGGATGCAATCCAATATACTAATCTTGGTTTAGATTCATCTAAAACAGAAAAGAATGAAGTAAAATCTAATTCTAAATACATCTATAAACAAATAAAAGAAATAGATCCAGAGTCTGGAAAGATTCTAATAACAAGTATGGACAAATAAAAATGCCTAGAAAACCTAAACGAAAGAACTTAATAAAAAAACTAGATACTGTATTCTCTAAATACATTAGACAACGAGATGCAGATCCTGAAGGATACTGTAGATGTGCTACATGTGGAGAAGTCCATCATTGGACTAAAATACAAGCAGGTCATTTTATTTCAAGAAAACATTATGCTACAAGATGGGATGAACAAAATGTTTATGCACAGTGTGTAGCGTGCAATGTCTTTAGATATGGGGAACAATATAAATTTAGTTTATACATTGGTGAAAACTTGTCAAAAGAACTTTACGAAAAAAGCAGAACAATTACTAAATTTACAGATATAGAAATTATGGAAATGATTGATGATTATAATGATAGAATAAAACAATTTTCTTTTCATTAGTGAAACTTTTCTAGTTTTTATTGTTCTTTGTTTAAAGGAGGGATTAAGTTCCCTCTTTTTTTTTAAATATATTTTATTAACATTTTATTATAATATTTAATTATTTTGTTTAACTTTATATTATGATTGAATTACATTACATAGAATTACTTAAACAAAAGCAAGAAGAAATAGATAAATTAAGATCTGCTTTATTTGAAATACTACAAGCTGACTTTTTAAGTAAACAAGATAAACAACTAATAATAAATAATTTTTTTAAAGATGACAAAGACCAAGACAACTAGAATCACACACACACAAGATTCTATAAGTAAACAAGGAGCTGTAGATAGAGCTACCGAAATAGCACTTAATCCTGTATGGAGAGCTGCTACCGATAAAGAGAAACAACAAATACTAGGAGACATAAGTCTAATAGGTAAGTATCTCTACTTCGAGAAGAATTTGTTGCCAACAACAGAGGACTATAAAATGTTATATAATTTAGATAATAAAAAATAAATATGGAATTAACAGGTACAATTAAATCAATAGGAAGTTTAGAAACCATAAAACAGTTAAAGAAAAAAACTGTATTAGTAGAGACTGCTGGAAAATATCCACAAACGATACCAGTAGAATTTTTAAATGATAAAATTGATTTAGTTAACAGCTTACAAGTTGGGCAAACAATTAACGTAGGAGTTAATTTAAGATCTAACGAGTACAAAGGTAAATACTACATAAACGTTACAGGATGGAAAATAGTTAATGCTGTTGCTGAAACAACATCAAACTCACAAATGCCAGACGTTAACGATAATCTTCCATTCTAATGATAGTAAACTCTTCTAAAATATTTGAGAAACTTTTAGATATTAAACACGGAAGAGTTAAGGAAGGTTTAAAAATAGGAGTTCCAGACATAGACGAATACTTACGATACAAACAAGGCAATTTCAATTTATTAATTGGTCATGCTAATGTTGGCAAAACAACTGTTATATTGTATTTGTTCGTCATATGGGCTCTTAAACACAAAAAGAGGTTTTTAATCTGGTCTTCAGAAAACACACCTCAATCAATTCAAAGAAAAATAATAGAGTTCAAAATGCGTAAGCCTATTACAAAGGCTGAAGATGCAGAGATAAAAGACGCACTAGAATGGTCTGATTCTTATTTTAAGATTATAGACGTTGAAGAACTTTACACATACAAAGAACTACTTGAAGAAGCAAAAGATATTAAAGATGCTTGGGATTATGACGCTATACTTATAGATCCATACAACTCTTTAATAAAAGACAAACAACTATATAAAGAGGTAGGAGGTCATGAATATGACTATCAAGTTAGTACAGAATTTAGATTGTTTGCTAAAAGAAACAACATAACATTATTCTTAAATGCTCATGGAGTAACTGAAGCTTTAAGACGTATGCACCCTAAAGGACATGAATATGAAGGATTGCCAATGCCATTAAACATTGCTAGTGTTGAAGGAGGAGGTAAATGGGGAAACCGTTGTGATGATCTGATTTGTATTCACAGGTACACATCTCATCCAACAGACTGGATATACTCAAACCTATTAGTTTTAAAAATAAAAGAAATGGAAACAGGAGGAAGATGTACACCGTTTGATGAACCAATAAAATTAAAGATGGAAAAGAATAATATTGGTTTCACTTTTATGGACAAAGACTTATTAGATAAACAAAAAAAAGAATTATTATTTTGATACTTATTATACTTCTTATTATAACTACAATATTTGTAATGATTGGTCAATACAAAAATGCAGATATTTATATAGCATTAATAAAAGGTTTCATGATAGGAGCATTATTTCACAAAGAACAATATGATGATGGATATGATGAATACACTTTACAGTGTGTCATAGGATTTATAAATGTTACAGTGAAATGGGAAGAGCAGACTGGCTAGAGATAGTAGCAAGACAACATAAAGAATGGATCAGAATAGTTAATGGTTTTGGTGAATATGATTATGCAGAAGATATTGTACAAGAGAGTTATTTAATATTATATAAATATGCTAAACCAGAAAAGGTTATTGAAAATGGTATTATTCGCAGGGGTTATATGTATTTCACTTTACGAACTACTTACTACTTATACTATAATAGTAAGCGAAAAGTTAGGAAGGTTTCTATTGATGATGGAGTACTTCAGTTAGATGATAAAACAGATTTGAGAGAACAAGAAGCATATAATTATATTTGTGAAAAAATAGATGATGAAATAGAAGACTGGCATTGGTATGATAAAAAGCTTTTTGTTTTATATAGAGATACAAATATGAGTATTAGAAAGATTGCAGCAGAAACAAAAATAAGTTGGGTAAGTATATTTAATACTTTAAAGAATGCAAAAAACATATTAAAAGAGAAATTAAAAGAAGATTACGAAGATTACAAAAACGAAGATTATGAACGATTATAATAAATTTAAAGCCAATTTTGAATATCAACAAAAAGTAGCCGCTAAAGGATTTGGCGATACAGTTGAGAAAATAACTAAAGCAACAGGAATTAAAAAAGTTGTAGATACTGTAGCAGAAGCATTAGATGCAGACTGTGGATGTGATAAAAGAAAAAAGAAACTCAATGAATTGTTTCCATATAAAATGCCAGAGCTTTTCACTGAACAGGAATTTTTGTATCTTAAAGATATATTTGAAGAAAAAAAGAACAATATAACAGAATACGCACCAAAAATGTTAGAGATATACAATAGAGTTTTTAAAGACACAAAGAAACTTACTAATTGTAGTCCTTGCTTTGTTGGACAAGTGTATAATAAACTAGAAGCAATTTACAATGAGTACAAATAAAATGGAATTAATCAAAGAATTAGAATACGTTACAAACTACCAAACTTTAGGAAATAAATTAATGAAGTGGGGTAAAGAATCAAGCAATGAAGAGATAAAAGAATGTAAAGGGTGTTTGGCAGAGATAGGAATATATGTTGCACATCTTGAATACGAGAGAAGAACATATGAGAAAACTATAGAGTCATATAGATCAGACAAGATAAGAGCTCTTAAAAGAGCAAGAAGAGTAGAGGCAGAACTCAATGAAGCTAATAAGATTGTTATAAAATATAATAAGGCAAAAAAGCTAGGACTATGAGTAAACATAAAGAAAGAAAAGAAATGCCAGTATTTACTGGAGTGTTGAAGTATTTTCCTAGAGCACTTAAATATGTATCAAAGATTAGTTACATAGGAAACCAGCAACATCATCCAGAAAAACCTCTGCATTGGGATAAGAGTAAATCAACAGACCAACTAGATGCTTTAACTAGACACCTAATAGACCACACGACAGAACCAATAGATGATGATGGAATGTTACATCTAGGCAAGGTAGCATGGAGAGCTCTTGCTGCATTAGAAGATCAATTAGAAAAAGGAGAATAATATGAACAACACAATAACATTACTTAACGGAAAACAATATTCACCAGAAGATCTAATTCCTAAAATGGATGACGATAAGTTTTACTATGGAGAACTAGGAAGAACAGCTTTAAGTTCTTCTTCTATAAAATATTTAATGGATAGTCCTAAAGCTTATGCTAGAAGTTTAAACTTTAAGTCAGACAACCCAGCTTTTAAAGCAGGAAGGCTTATACATTTAGCAGCATTAGAACCAGACAAGGTAGATAGTCTAGTACACATAGTAGAAGTACAATCAGCAAGAACAAAAAAATACACAGAGAAAGTAGCAGAAATAGGATCAGATGAATTTGTGTATACAAGAAAAGACTATGACAAAGCAATGTATACAGTAGACGCTTTACTACAGAATGATTTGTGGCAAAGAATGACTAGAGGAGCAAAGTTTGAGATACCAGCTATAGGAATGTTAGATGGTTATCCCTTCCGTGCTAAAGCAGATATATTAGGTGATGGATTTATTGGTGATTTAAAAACAACATCAGATGTAAAAGCATTTCCATATTCAGCCAAGAAATACTCTTATGACGTACAACTTTATATTTATTGCGAATTATTTAATGTGAGTTATGATAAATTTTATTTCTTTGCAATAGATAAAGGCAAAGGAGATTTAGGTATGTGGGATGCAAGTGAGAGTTTTTATTTATCAGGGAAAGAAAAATTAGAAAGAGCAATTAAAACATTTGAAGAGTACTTTGTGAAGAAAGAATCAGAATTAAACGAATATGTCATACGAGGAACTCTTCAGTGATGAAATAGAAAAATATTATCTAATGGCACTGATGGATTTAGCAGCTGGAGCTTCAGAAGAAGAACTAGAAAATGCTATAAAGCTTTATGAAACTTTAGAGAATTATGAAGCATGTGCAGGAATTTTAAAAGCTATAAACGAAAACAAATATTATGATAACATCAGAATTAAAAAGAATAATAAGAAATCAGACTAACATTGATTTAGAAAACGAACACACATTAACTTGTAGAGACAGAGATTTTGTTGAAGCAAGAGCAATGTATTATAAGCTTCTTCGTCAATACACTAACATGACCTATACTAAAATAGGTAGATCTGTGTCAAAAAACCACGCTACCATCTTACATGCATGTAATAATTTTGATTATTGGACAAAGCAAGATGAAGGATTATTAAACGTATATACTAAAATAAAAGAAGAGTTTAGAAAGTATCTAGGATATGAGAAAGCAGACAAGAAACTAGAATACAATCTAGAGAGATTATTAGAAAATTACCTAGAGCTTAAAAAAGAATACGAAGAACTAAAAAACAAATATCACAGCTTTGACTTATTAGACTAATGTTACAAATACCTCTTAACCAAGATATTATCACCTACAGTAAAAAGCTGGTAGGAAGAACTAACTTTGGAATGAGAGGATTCGCAGATGGCAACAAGAGAAATCAATACATAGGAATAGTAGGAGAAAACACCATAAGAGACCATCTAGGTATAGAACTAATGACAGGACTAGGAGGATTTGATGGAGGATATGATATTGAATGGAATGGTTACAAGGCAGATGTTAAATGTATGGAAAGAAAAGTAGATCCTAAAGATTACTATGTGAATAATGTTCTAGACACACAAATAGGATACATAGCTGATGCATTTATATTTGCATCTATAAATAGATTCACTAAAGTTCTTACAGTGTGTGGATGGGTAACCAAAGAACAGTTTAAAGAAAAGGGTAACTATTACCCTAAAGGTACGATCAGAACAAGAAAGGATGGTACTACCTTTGAACTCTATGCAGGCAACTGGGAAATAGAGAATAGATATTTAAATGAGTTTTAACAAATGATAAGTTTTTTTATTGTATTATTGATTAATCAAGTTAATTCAAGTTATGGCACACGGAGGAAAAAGACAAGGAGCAGGTAGAAAACCTAAAGCAGATGAGCTTAATCTAATAGAGAAACTAACTCCTTTAGAAGATGCAGCATATCAAGCTCTGAAAGCTGGAGTAGAAAAAGGAGACTTTAAGTATGTTCAGTTGTTCTATAATTACTACGCAGGTAAACCAAGAGAAACAAAAGACATTACAATAAACGAAGACACTCCACTGTTTATTGATTAATGAGAGTCAGAAAGACGATAGCGTTTGACAAACTTCTTGCACTAGACAAAAGAGTTAAGATTGTAAGAGGAGGAACTTCTGCTGGTAAAACTATTTGTATACTATCTATTTTAATAGATCAGGCAATAAGAAATGCAGGCAGCGAGATAAGTGTAGTATCTGAATCAGTTCCACATTTAAGAAGAGGAGCATTAAAAGACTTTCTAAA